ACCCAATAGCTTCTTCTGTAATAGCTCTAGCTGCAGTACCAGGTCTAAAATATTCTAATGCATCTCCTTCAAGTTTACTAAAACTTTTATTTAATCCTCTTTTAGCAAATCTTGATGCCATCATAGGAAAAGATGCTTTGTCTAAAACTGTAACAACATTCATACCTATAAAGCCAGTACCTGCTGCTCCTTGTATATCTGTTAATTTTTTAGCTGTTTTAGTCATACCTGCTGCAGTAGCTACAGCTCTTAATCCTGTTGTAGCACCACGTAAAGGCATACTTAAAATACTTGGAGCAAAACCTGCTAAATGTCCTAAGCTTTGTGCTATTGCTTCATATGTAGTTCTTGGTTTATTATCAGGAGGTACTAAAGGAAATAAACCTCTTAGAAACCCTGAAGAAAAATTTTGTACTACAGAAGATAAAGTTGTAGTATCTCTTAAAGGTTTAAAAGATATATTATATTCATTTGCCTTTTGTTGCAATACATCTAGTTGGTCATCATCAAAAAGATTTGGCTGTGCTCTGTATTGATTTATAAGGCGTTGTACGTAATTTGCCTCGTTATAAGCCATAAATTATTTTATTTATAACCCTTGTATAGGATTTCTTGTAAGTCCAGCTGCTCTAGTACCTTGTGTTAATTGTAATAATCCTGTACCAAGATTAATTGGTTGTGCTCCTGTTGTTGGGTTAACATATTCAAATACTCTGCCTTTGTAAGAATCACCTATTGTAGCAGGTCTTCTAGCAACTTCTCTTAATATGCCTTGACTAGCTAAATTAAATGCATCTTGTTGATTCATCATTCTCGTTTGATTACCTGAAACTACACGAACTTGTGGTCCTGTTGTTATACCTGCAGTTCCTGAAGGTCCTGCTGTTTGACCTATTTGTCTTGCAGAAGTACTACCAGGTAATCTTGGTGAAAATGGGTCTACTTGAGTAGGATTTGCACCTCTAAGAAAACCAAAAGCTCCACCTATAGCTGCACCTGTTAAAGCTCTTCCTGGTGCACCCATTGGGTCTTCTAAAATATCTATTAAACCTCCTGTTGTTGCACCTCCTGCTGCACCTGCTACAGCAGTACCTAATTTAGATAATTCATATGTACTGCCTTGTGTTAATTGTGTTAAAGATTTAGGAGCAGAAGCACCTGCTTTTTGTAATGCTCTACCTGTAATACCTGCAACTTTAGCACCAGCTACACCAGGTACTACTAATCCTAATAACCCTCCTGCAGCTGAAGCTAATTGTTCAGTACCTGTTTCACCATATACTGTTTCACCTCTTGATACAGGTCTATTTTTATCATCTAATAATCCAAATGTTGCAGTATCAGCTAACTCAAAGAAAAATTTTTGTAAAACTTTTTTTTCAGGTCTAAATGGCATACCTAATCTGTATGCTATTAATGCAATTTTTTCTGCTTGTGCATCTGTAAATTGATTAGGGTCTGAATTATATCTTGATACTAAACTTCTTGCTTGTCTAACTTCAAGATTTGATTGTGTTAAAGCCATTTTATCTACCTCCATAAAAGCGTTGACCTGCTTCTGTATCCCCATAAGGTAACATAGGGAATATTACTGATTGCATAAAATTATATGGTTCATTAGGATTTTCACCAGTAGTTGATGGTATATCTGTCCCTGTTTCTTTTGGACCTGAAGGTTGTGGTGAATCAAAAGGTCCTGTAACATCAAGTCCAGATGGATTATAAATATCAAGGAAACCACCTGATTTTCTAAAAAGTGAATTAATATTTTCATTTAATGTTTTAGTATAAGTTTCATTATAAGAATTTATTAAATCAGAACCTATATCTGTTTGAACAAAACCTTCATATTCGCTAGGAACTTTTAATTCTGGTGCTTGTAATTTTATAATACTTTCTACAGCTTCTTTATTTTTATCATATTCTGGTAAAAGTTTGTCAAAATCTGTTTCAAATAACTCAGGTATAAGTTCTGGTTTTAAATCTACTCTTGGAGCAAATTGACCAAAAGGACCAGAAAATGCAGACCCATCTTTAATTGCTTCATTTGCTTGTTCTTTTGTTAAACCTCTTGTAGTTATTAATTGATCTCTATATTTTTTAAGTTCATCAACTTCTTTTTGAATATATTCAATTCTTTCTCTATCACTTTTAAAATCCGTCCTACCTTTTAGAAAATCAATAGTACCTCGTGCTGGTCCTTTATCTTGGTCACTTTTATATTCACCTGCTTGTACAAATACTGCATTATAATCTTCTTTAAATAATTCAGAATCTCTTTCTATATTTCTTGCTTGATTTTCAACATCTGCTAAATTTTTCATGATTTCATCTTTTAAAGCAATTTCACTATTTCTTCTATTTCGTAAAAAAGCTCTTTCATCCATTCCTTCTTCAGTTACCATTCTAGTTAAGTCAACATTTTGTTGATTTATATCAAGAGCTCTCATAGCTTTATCTATATCAAAATTAAGTCTATCTCTACTTAAATCCATAGTATCAGCAAATTGACGTTGTTGCTGTGCTTGTCTTTCATTAAACTGCCTAATATTTTCACTTAATTGTCTGTCTCTAAACTTAGCAGCATCATCTTGCTGTTTTAAATCTAAAGCATATCTAGGTAGATTATCAAAAAAATTATTAATTGGGTCTTGTGTTATTTGTATAGCCATTGTTTAATCTCCGTATGTGTCATAAAAATTTTGACCTGCTGTTGTATCTCTATAACCTTCTCTATTTCTCATATAATCTTGTGCTGATTGACTTAAACCAGGTTGTATAGGATTTAAAGCATCAAAATCACCTTGAATGCCACCACCTACATTAAAAGGTATTTCTGGTACTACAGTAGGAGTACTAGTTACTCCTGATGGATAACCTATTTCTCCTGTTCCAAATGCATCATCCATCCTACCCATAGTTTGTTCAAATGCTACATCTGCATCAAAATTAGGGTCTGTATAGTCTAGCATATTATTTTGTGGGTTTGTTCTAACTTTTTGTTCTGCAGTTCCTATTTCAAATCGTTTTAAATCTGCACCTGTTTCTAATAATTTTAACAAAGTATCTCTTGTATCACTTGCAAATCTTTGTCTCATACCAAACACATCTTGTTCAAAACCTAATGATGCTCTATCTAAATCTCTTTGTGCAGTTTGTTCTACATCTCTTAAATTAAATAATTGATTTTCAAAAGTACCTCTTTCTGCATCTATAGCTCTTTGTGCTTGTATATCTCTTCTACCAGAACCAGCAAATCCTCCACCCATATTTTCTTGTTGTTGTTCATAAATGTTAGCTAAATTCATTCTTCCTTGAGTTTGCTGTGTTTCAAAACCACGTTGCTGTTGTTGTAGTCTAGCATTTATAGCATCTTCTTGCATTGCTAAATTTCTTTGAGCAAAAGCTTCTTGTGATAAATCATAGGGATCAAAATATTGTCCATACTCATTCATTAATGCACGAGTATCATAAGTATCTAAAATATCTGCAAAATCAGTACTAGGTGCAGTTGGGTCAAAAGGAGTATTATCTGGACCTGCTGTAGATAAATCTGTTATATAACTTTCATTTGTTTGTGCTGTTAACAAAGGAGTATTAGGTAAATAATCAGGATTAGATTGTGGTGTAGATGCAGGAGTATTCATTGAACCTAAATTTGGTATAGCTGGTGCAATCGTAGGCATAGCAATAGATTGTCCTAAATTTTGTGTACCTGATTCTATTGTATTGTAGTTAATATTAGGAGAAATAGCTTGTCCTGTAAACATTTGATTAAAATTATTTATAGCCATAATATAGTCCTATCTTATTTGTCCGTAATTTGTAAAATCAGTCATAGGTATTGTTTGTGTAGCAAAAGAACTAGCCATTGTTGGGTCATTAGCAGTTAAGGACATAGCTTGATTTAAAGGATTATTTATATTTCCAAAACCTGCAATATTGCTTCCTCTTGTTCCAAATTGTGTAAATGTGCGATTACGAAGTGGTTCATAAAAATCCATTTGTGGCACAAATCCTTCAGGTTTTACAAATGGGTTAAAAAATTCAGGATTTTGTGCTGTTGGTACATTTACTGTTTTTCTTAAAATATTTGGGTCTGCTAATACACTTCCACTTGTATCTGTAAGCCCACCTAAATTAGATGAAGATATTACATCTACTGGTGGTGCTACTGAAGTAGAAGGTGTTGCATTTCTTGTTAAAAAAGTATTTGCTTTATTTGTAACATCTTCAAAAAAATCAGTACCTGATAATACATATGTGCTAAATGCATCACTTGCTGCAGATTGTGGAATTGCACCTACTAACATATCTCTAGCATCTTCACCTTGTTGATAAGCTTCTTTAAACTGCTTGTTTAATAATTTATCTTGAACCATTGGGTCTTGTTTAACACTAGCAGCACCTAAATATTGAGTAAGACCAGAACCTACTCCTGAAGCTAAAGCTAATTGAAGAGGAGTTAATGCTCCACCTGTTGAAGCATTAATTGCAAAAAGTGCAGCATTTGAAAAAAGTCTACCATATCCTTTTCTTCTATTTATTTTTTGTAAATTTTCTTGTTGTCTAGTATTATACTCCATTAACTTATCAAACGATTCGTTTGTATCTACTATTCTCAATAATTCTGCTTTTGTTGCCATTATGTTAAATCCTCCCAATTATTGGTTTGAACTTCTTCTATTGGTGTAAATTCATTATAATATAGTTTTGTTCCCTTTTTTACATATAATCTTAAATTTTGATTAGGAGATAAAACATATACTTGTTCTTCATCATTTAATTGGTCAGGTGAAGGTGGTGTATTTGAAAACACAACTTTACGCTGACCTAAATTTCTTAATCTTCTTTCTATCCTATCCACTTGTTACTCTCTTAAATAAAGGTCTATACTCTATTGATATGTCATTAATTTGTATTCCTGTAGTAGTACTAGTAGTTGTAGTGTTTTCTATCTTAATTTTAATACTTTGAAACTCTACAGGAGAAGATACTACTGCTCTAAGTTTTTTCCAAGAAGAAGATACTTCCATATTACCAGTCATTGCTACAAAAGTATCAGAACCATCTATTGCATAAAATACTGGATTTGTTTGTGCAACATCACTTTTATAAGTAATTGTAACTGCATATAATTTTTTTACTTTTGCAGGTATTCCTAAATCAAAATCTTTTGTAGCTATACTAAATTTACCACTAGCTACAGCTCTAGGATTATCAGACCACTCTTTAACTACTACATTATCACTAGATGATTCCCAAACTCTATTCTCTAAACTATTCCATGTAGAAAGAACTTTATCTGTTGTAGGTTCAGTTCTAAGTTTATTAGAATATGCAACTAACATATTACCATTCCAATCAGTAACCATATTAGACCTATTTACACTATTGTCAAATGCATCTGTGCCCTTAACAAAAGATTGTGTTCTAAAATCGTATATATAAACTGTACCACTATTTGCAGTAGCAAATGAATCATTTAAAATAATTACATAATATTTTTTAGGATTATAACCTACTGCAGTAGCTTTGCCAAAAAATGATTCCCATTCAGATTCTTTTATTTTACCTCTAATTAAATTAGTTACACTACGACCATCATATAAAAATACTCCATATTCATTAGCCCACACTATTCCAAATTCTGTTTTAACAGATGCACCTTGATGTGATATACCACAAAAATCTTTTATATCTTCTAAAAACCAAGAAGAAGATGCACCAGATATGTTAATGACATATAATCTTTTTTGTTTAAATGCTAATAATCTATCTGAATATTCTTCTAGTTTAACATACTCTTCTGAATCACCTTGAACCACATCAACAAAATAACTTCTTGGAAATGTATCAAATTTATTTACAGGACTATACATTATTCTGTCCCTCATTTGAACTAACTCTCCATCATTATTTAATGTTTTTACATTAGCAACAAATGTTCTTTTGTTAGCAACTACAGAAGTTTTATAACCTTCTCCGTTACCACTAATTGTAATTTTAGTTTCATCAGGTCCAAAGCCATTTAATATTTCATATGTTTCTAAATTTGGTCCTGTAGATATTAATGCAGTATTGCTTATCTTTGCTTCTGTATTATCACTACCATTTTCCCATGGATTATAAAGATTAGATAATTTAGTTCTAGCACCATCTCTCATACTAATATCTAAAAATAAACCCCAAGGATCATCACTACCATCTTCTCTATAATATATTCTTGCACCTGACAATCTAGGTTCATATGCAGACTTTGCTCTTAACTCTATAGTCATAGGACTAAAATCATTAGTTGGTGAAAATGTATTATTAGAAGATGGTACTAATAATAAAGATTCTTGTCCACTTTCATCATAAATAAATGATAATGCAAATTGATATGTTTTTGCACTTCTCCATGAACCAGTATTTGCAGTACCACTAGCTAAAGTAAATTCAAACCCTGTTCCACTACTTGGATAATCAGATGCATGGATAGTTAAATTAGTAGGTTCTGCTAATGTATTAGCTTTTGAAAACCAATTATTATATGTATCTACAGAACTTGTTCCATGAAAATGTGAACGTTTAATATATAAATATTTATATGGTTGTAATTGTTCTCCAAAAGCTCTATCTGCAACTCTTAACCCTTCATTAGCATAATAAAATTCAGCTTGAAACATTTTACTTAATGTAGGTGTACCACTTTCATTTGCATCTGTTATTAATTCACCAGAGTGGTCTAATGTAATTGTATTTGCAACTACATCTTTTACTTTTAATGATGCGAAATTATTTGCTTCATCATTAACACCAACCAAACTAATTATATCTCCCTTTCTAATACCATCAATATTACCACTACCCCCATCTAAATCTAAAAATGTACTATCATCATCTACAATAGTATCAAATGCTCCAGATGAACCTTGGTTAAATGCTAATTTATTTGCACTAAATTGTTTAGAAGTTACTGTACCTAAATCTATTGCTTCAGCTTCAAAAGAATCGTCTGTTAAATTATAAAGGTCAACAGTACCTGTAATACCATCTGCAAGTGCTAACCAATTTTCCCCTGTATCTAAAGAACTAGAACCTGCTTCATGGTCTGACTCAAATACAAATACTCCAGTACCTGCAGCAATTCCACCTGCTTGTGTAGATGGAACATCTTGATGTGATATATTACCACCTAATGCTTTAATACTATTTCTTTCATCAAGAATAATATTATCTGCTAATGATAATGCATTTTCTGGAATGTCTCTAGCATTAGTTGCATTAATTAAACCTGCATCAAATCTATTTACGTTTATTAGAGCTTTTGGCATTCTTTACTTTCTTTTTCTTTTTTTTACCATAATGTTTTCTACGTTCTTGATTTATACCTTTAATAGTTTTCATATTAATTAAATATTTAAATAATCCTCCAAGTGAACTCATTTCATATTATAAATCATATCTCTTAATCTAAATATCTCAGCCTCATGTTTTGCCATTTCTCTTTCAAGAAAACGAAGAGACGTATTTTGTATGTGGTCTGAACTTATTGGTTTATCCTGTGAATTAGCTTGTTCAGTTTGTATAGATTCAATATGTTGACTATTACTAGATGTCATTGTTTCCAAAAAACTGATTCTTGAATCTAACTGACTGTATCCCCAAACTCCAAGTACGATTGCAGTAATTATTTGAATGAGAAAACTGAGGCTGAATTTTATTCCAGAACTCTCTTTTAACTCTGTAGTCATTTAATTAACTCTCCATTTAATGATGTTCTACCTTCTATAATAGTCATAACATTTAAATTAAAAAAACCATCTTTATAAATATCTAGTATTCCCATATTATGTGTCCAATTTGTTGACCTATTTTTTAAAAATTCTTTATTCATATCGCACAGACATCCCATAGAGTGTGCCATTTTTGGACCATCCAAGTGTGAAACAACACTTTTAATTGCATCATGAGTGTGCCCATAAATAATGTTAACTCCCAAATTTTGGACATGAGACCTTGTATGGTTAATACCAGACCAATGACCCCCATGGTATGCATACAGTTTACTATTAAGAATTTTAAATTCAAGACCATAATCATACCATTTGTAACCACGCTCTTTAATTTGTAATGCTTTTTTACTACCATATTGCTTTAGATAAGGATTTTCTTCTACAAAATTATCAAACCAAATCTCATGATTGCCTTGTGCAAATAATTTAGTTTTAACATTTATTTTATCTAATACCTCATCAATCCTATCAAAATGTTTATTAACTTCATTTACTTCCTTTTCAATATCAGGTAATTGATATTCAATAGGAGGTCTCTTCTTTTTTTTCCACTTCCAATGTGATACTGAATTACCTTCAGCTATATCACCTAGACACAAGAAAGCAGATGGTTTTACTATTTCTAACACTTTCAAAGCACATTTAAATGCTTTTTCATCATGTAAAGGAAAATGTAAATCAGGGAAGATTACAACTTGTTCTAAAGCCTTCATGCATCTCTGATTTCAAAATGAGGAAGATCATCAAAGTTATTATCTTTAACTTGGGTATCCATATCCCAATCTCCTCCCCATCTGATTTTTAATCCCATTTCATAAGCTATACCTAACACATAACCTGCAAAGTATGTAAATCTTTCTCTATCATTCCAATCAATTGGATATGGAGCTACATCTACTGCTTTACTTGGTATTGCATTATGCTTACCTTTGGGATATTTCAGCTTAGATTTCCCTTCTTTAAATAGTTTATTTTGCCTATCTTTACTTCTATGACCTTCAATAATTGTACAGTCAAACTTTTTTACTACACGTAAAAACAAATCTTGTATACGTTTATCACAAGTCTCTAGTTTAGATAAAGATTTTTTACTAAATCTAGGCATTACTTTCCTTTAGTAAGAACACTTTCTAATACTTCACTTATAGTGCTCCATACTGCTTTCAAAATTTTTTCTTCTGTTTTCTCATTGATAATAGGGATATTGATATTTGCATTTAACTTTTCAATAACCTGTTTTTCAACTTCTTCATCAGTAATATAATCAAGAATTAGTTTTCCTACATTCATGCTCCAGCCTTTCTCTTTTGTTTACTACCACGACCATTACCTAATTTTGCTTCTATATAATTAAGTTGGTCAGTTACTTCATCATTAAGTTCTTTAAATTCATCTTTCATTTCATTTTTAGAATCTATTAACTTAATTATTATACCTTCAAGTCTATCTATTTTTTTAGTTAACTCTCCAGTCATCCACTTAAATACTGTGAATAAAAGTACAGCAGCTAAACCTGCGAAACCTAACTCAGCTATTCCTTCCATTCCATTCATCATTAATATCTAGTACTTACTTTCTTAGCATTAGTTCCTTTTTTCTTACCCATTTTAGGTCTAGAACTTGTTTTCATTTTTTTCATTTTAGACTTTTTAGGCTTTTTACCAGCGTTCATTTTTCCATACGCCATTTTACTTTCTCCTTTTTTTAGCTTGTTTAACACGAGATTTTTCTACTGCTTTTAAATTTATTTTTTTACCTGCCTTATATAGCTTTGCAGTTCTTTTTATTTCTGCTGCTTTTTTCTTAGGGTTCTTAGAACCTTTAGTGTATTTAGCAGGAACTCCATGTTTATATGGTTGTTTCCTTTTACTTTTTCTTTTTTGTTTTTTTCTTTGCACCTTTTCTCAAATCCGTATCATGTTTTCTACTACCTCTAATAAAAGAGTTTACTCTACCCATAGCCCATGCTGCCATAGGTACATTTCTACTACCACTAGAAAGATATGCAGCTTGACCTCTTTTGTACACCTTTTTAAGTGTAGCAAGAGATATACCAGAACTTTTAGCTTTTGCTGCTAGTCCTTTACCACCACTACTTTTTTTCTTTACTGGCTTTTTCTTCTTCTTCTTCTTTACTGCCACAACATTCTCCATTCTCACAACAGTCTAGCAAAGCTTGTTTATATCCAAGTAATTGATTTTGCTCTGCACTTAATGCAGCTATTTGTTGTGGTATTTCTTTTAAACGTTTTTCAATATCTTCTTTTGTTAATGCCATTTTATCTTCTACCTTTTCTTTTTAGATTTAGCTTTTTTAGCTTTGTTTCTTTTACTTATTGCTTTTGCTTTTTTTCTAGCATCAGCTTTACTACTTGCACCCCAAGCATTTAAAGATAATAAAAGCCTAGTCTTTTCTCTCTTACCAGTTTTTTTATTTACCTTATACTCAGGACCTTTAGCTCCACCCATTCTAGCTAAAAAAGATGCTCTTCTAGGGTTATCACCACTTTTAACTGGTGGTCTTAATGTTCCACCTTTATAAGATGCTCTACCCTTAGCATTTAATCCACCCTTTGGATTCTTACCTGCTTTTCTTTGCCATGCTGGAGTTTTAGCCATTAATACAATATCCAATCACTTGCTATGTCATTCCAATCTTTATATCTAGTTCTATTGGTATCTTTTTTTACAATTTCAAACTCTTCATGATTATAACACCAAAGCATTGTACTATCTTCATTAAAGTGTAGTATTCTATTATAAAAATGTTTTTCGCCATTCTGATCTTGTATATCCATACTACCTACTCCATTACAACTTAAAGAAAGTAATATAGGTATAGTTAATCTCTTAAGCATTTTCAAGAGCAGTAACCTTAACAC